GTACACTCAACTTGGTAGTGATTCAACTAAAGCAGAAAAGAAAGAAGTAAAAGCAACATCTAAGCAGATATACAAGTATATAAAAGGAATAGATGAAGTATCAGGTAATCTTCTATTAAAATCTTTAGATGCCTAAGAAGAAGCTAACACGTTCAAAGCTTGTTAAGAAACTAGATAATATCTTCAGTCAATACATAAGACTAAGCAACTCTAAGAACGGTAACTGTACTTGTGTTACTTGTGGTAAGGTAGGAGACTGGAAGAACGGAGGTATGCAGGCAGGACACTTTATGAGTAGAAAGCACTATGCTACTAGATGGGATGAACGTAATGTTAAACCACAATGCGTAGGGTGTAATATGTTCAAAGCAGGAGAACAATATAAATTCAGTTTATATCTTGGTGTAAAACTTTCAGAGGAGTTACTACAAAAGAGTAGAGAAACTGTTAAATTTGCAGATGTAGACTTGTTAGAGATGGTAGAACATTACTCTGATAAAGTTAAAAAGTATTTAAGATAGTTTTTTTATGTTAATTGTTTGTTTGAATGGGTAGAGATTAAAATTCTTTACCCATTTTTTTTTGGTATGTTGAAAAATAGTTGTATGTTTGTATCAACATTAAAAACAAATAGATATGGCAAGAATGAACTGGAGTAGATTTAGCCGAAACAATTACGAACGAGGAGCTAAACGTCCTAACTACAACATATACGATAGTAGTAACGAACGTTATTCAACGGTAAGCAAGAAACAAAAGGATATTATATATAGACTCATAGAAAGCTACAAGACCAATAACTGGGAAAAAGAGTTCTTAAAAAGCTGCATTACTTGTAGTAAGTTCTCACTAAAACAAAAGAACCTTTTAAATAAGATATACTTAAAAGTAAAATGTAAACCACTAAAACAAACGTAATGACAAAAGAAGAAAAAACAGAGTATAACAAGAAGTACTATCAAGCTAACAAAGAGAAGAAAAAGGCTTATTACAAAGCTAATAAAGAAAAACGCATTGCTCAAATGAAAGTTAACCAAGATTCTAAAAAAGATGGTTACTATACAGTTTACTATCTGAAAGAAGAACACTATGCTGGAATGACTAATAATTTAACCTATAGACTTAACAATCACAAAAGTCACTATAACCGACATATAGAGGACGTAGAAATTATAGGCAAATACAAAACCAAAGCAGAAGCAACAAGAGTAGAAGCAGCACTTCATTTAATGGGCTACTTAGGAAGACATCCACAACATAAACAACAAACACTAACACAATTACTATGAAAGAACAATCAATCAATGAGAAGCTATTTAACCTGCAGCAGGAAATAGGAACAGTAAGTAAAGATGCAAAGAACCCATTCTACAAGAGTCGTTACTTTGATATCAACTCTTTAATTAAACAACTCCAACCACTACTAAAGAAGCATAGGTTACTCCTATTGCAGCCAATTGAAGAAGATATGGTATACAGTAAACTTATATGCGTTGATGGAACAGGAGGCGTTATAAGTGCTTTAAAGCTACCTGAGATGAACGACCCTCAGAAGCTTGGCTCTTGTATCACATATTACAGACGTTATACACTAGCATCTTTATTAGGATTACAAGCAGTGGACGACGATGCCAATCTAGGTAGCGGTAAGATAGTAGAGGTAGAGTTGCCTTGGTTAAATGCAAATACACCACAATTTAATAAAGTAAAGAAAGCCTTATCAGAAGGGACTGCAACAATAGCAGACGTACGAACAAAGTTCAAAGTATCAACTAAAGTAGAAGGACTACTTAAATAACAATTTAAATTTAAAATTATGACAACAGGAATTATCTCAGGCTCAATTGATTTAGAATCAATAGACAAAACAAAGTTAGCAAAAGGAAAGTATCTACAGTTTGATATTATCTTAAGCGATGAAAGCAAGTACGGAAACAACGCTTGGGTTGTACAAGGACAATCTAAAGAAGAGCGTGAAGCTAAAGAGAAGAAAGTATCTTTAGGTAATGCAGGACTTAGATGGATTAACCCAGATGCTACAATAGTAGTAGCACAACGTGAAGAGGTTACCAATACACAACAGCAGTCTTCAAGAGAAACAACAGCTGACTTACCATTTTAATCTAATTGGGAGAGTGTAAAAGCTCTCCCTTTTTTAATAAACAAACTATGAGCAAACTAACGAAACTACCTGAAGGAAAAGATATGCCATTTGATTTTTGGAACTACTTAGTAAATCCTATTACTGGATATTACATAGAGCCTAAAGACAAATACAATAAAGCTAATCAATATAAGTATCACAAGACAAGCAGTATAAGATGATAGCACAAGCAAAAAACATAGAAGCAAAGATACTAGACATCAAGTATGGCAGAATAAAAGAAGGTCTAAAGATGGATATACCAGACATAGACGAATACATAAGATTTAAACAAGGGAACTTCAATCTACTAATAGGTCACGCGAATGTAGGTAAGACAACAATAATAACATACCTCTTTACAGTATGGGCAATAAAGCACAACTTAAAGTTTCTTGTATGGTCTAGTGAGAATAGTTCTTCTGGTCTAGTAAGAAAGATTATAGAATTCAAGATGGGTCTACCTATTCAAGATGCATCAGATTCACAGATTAACACAGCGGTTAAATGGTGTGATTTACATTTTAAGATTATAGAAGTAGAAGACCTGTTTACATACAAGCAGTTACTTAAACAAGCAAACGATATTAAAGATGCTTGGGATTATGACGCTTTACTAATAGACCCTTATAACTCTTTAGCTAAAGACACTCAGATAATGAGGGGAGTAGGTTCTCACGAATACGATTACCAAGTAGCTTCTGAGTTTAGACTGTTTGCAAAGAGGAGAAACGTTGCGGTGTATTTAAACGCTCACGGTGTAACGGATGCACTTCGTAGGGTACATCCTAGAGACCACGAATATGAAGAGCTACCTCAACCTTTAGGACTAGCTGGTGTAGAAGGAGGAGGGAAATGGGGTAACCGTTCAGATGATGTTATCTGCATACACAGATATACTGGTTCTGCAATGGACTGGATGTATTCACACCTTCACGTACTTAAAGTAAAAGAGACTGAGACTGGTGGACGTTGCACACCACACAACGAACCTATTAAGTTAAGGATGTCAAGAAACAATGTAGGCTTTGAGTTTATGGGTAAAGACATTTTACATAGCAAGAAAGCAGACGTTACAGAAATACTTAAATTTTAAACTATGATATCAATAGCCTTATTACTACTAATAGCCACTATCTTTGTATTTATAAGTAACCAAGTACAAGCAGATGTTTATATTCAACCAATCATTGGTTTAATGTTTGGAGCGTTATACTCTAAGGATAGATTTGAGGAAGAAAGTTTAGTACAGCACACCCTGCAATGTTGCATAGGTGTAATCAGCTTAACAGTAATATGGATAGAGAAAAAAGAATAATAGGCACAGACTGGTTAAACATCGTAGCTAAACAACACGATGATTGGATTAAGATAGTAAATGCTTTTGGTGAGTATAACTACGCTGAAGACATTGTACAGGAGGCTTACATTAGACTAATTAAATATGCAACACCCCATAGGATTATCAAAGATAACAAAGCATCTAGAGGATATTTATACTTTACTTTGCGTAGTGTTTACTTTCAGTATTATAATTCTAAAAGCAGAATTACGAAGGTTAGCCTTAATGATGACGAGAATTTTCTACAGATAGCAGACGAAACTGATTTAGAAGAGCAAGAAGCTTTTAATAAAGTCTGCACACTTGTAGATGAAGTTGCAGAAGAATGGGCTTGGTATGACAGGAAGCTGTTTAAGTTGTACCGAGATACTGATTTAAGTATAAGAAAGATAGCAGCAGATACTAGCATAAGTTGGGTAAGTATATTTAATACATTAAAGAATTGTAAAACCGATGTCCGTAGTAAGTTAGGAGAAACTTATGAGGACTACAAAAATGGAGACTATGACAGAATTTAAAGGAGACAAAAGAAGTAAGGCTTACAAAGAGTGGAAGAAGAACCACGCAGAATCTACCAAAGGGTTGGGTGATGCGGTAGAGAAATTCACAGAAGCTACAGGAATTAAAGCTGTTGTTAAGTTTATAGCTGGTGATGATTGTGGTTGTGATGAACGCAAAGAGAAACTAAACTATCTATTTCCTAACTACAGACCTAACTGCCTTACAGAAGATGAGTACAACTATCTAGAAGAAAGAGTAGGCAAACTCAATACAGTAACTATAGAAGAGCAGAAAGCTTTGTTGAGCATATACAACAGAGTGTTCAACGATAGAAGAGAACTAACAGGATGCAACAGTTGTTTCTTGAACGGCGTATGGAAGAAACTAGAGAGAGTGTTTAACGAATACAAGTAGATGAAGGAGCAGGACTTGTTTGATTACCTAGTAAATAATTACTATCCAGACTTAGTTAAGGCTAAGAGTAAGATGAGTAGATGGGATTGTTACTCTCCTGAAACTTCACACAGGATAGAATTAAAGTGTAGAGCTGCTCACTACGATACTTTAATACTTGAAAAGAAGAAGTACGATGCTATGATTTTAAAGTGTAACGACAACTTAGATATTCCAATGTACATCAATTCTACACCAGAAGGAATCTACAGCTTTAATCTATTTGAAATAAAACCTAAGTGGGAAGTGAAGTATCTAAGAAAAACTACTACATTTACAAACGCTAACCAGATACCAAAAGAGATAGCAATGTTACCAGTAATAGACGCAGAGATATTATGACACCAAGAGAACCAATGTATAAGAAGCTGGAAGTAATGGAAGACATCCAGCTAACAAGTAACCTGCTCACGTTACAATCAAACGTATTGGAATGGGTTAAAGCTAAACCAGACAACAAGAAGCTAAACGAAGTATGTGATGCAGTAGTTAAAATAAGCTTTACCTGTAACAAGTTACAACTAGAGAAGAACAATTATCATCTAGCAATGAAAGAATACAGACACGACTCTATTAGAGCTATAGAGAGAGCAAGAAAGGCAGAGGGTAGAATAGAAGAGTTAGAGAAAGAACTAAAGGTACATAGAAAGAAACAAGAACTAGGATTATAATGGGAGACTCAATTAAAAAGTATTTTGAAACAGAAAGAGATTATTCGGATTGGATGGAGCAACGTTGGACTAAGAACACTACAGAAGACATAAAGACTGATAGTGTAGTAGAAAGCGTTATAAGCCGTTTTAAGGAACGAAGTGCTGTAGGTATAGATAAGTACAATACAACGCTAGAAGATTCAACAGAGAGCTTTAAAGCATTCTTAAACCACGCGCAGGAAGAAGCTATGGACTTCTGCCTGTATTTAGAGAAACTAAAACAAATGAATGATAAATAAAACTTGGAACTGTATAAGCTGCGGAGCATTGAACTCAGGTAGCAGAACAGAATGCGGTAACTGTAATAAACAAAGATATGAAAGAGAACAGACTAATACTAATGGAGAAGAACGTTCAGCAAATACAAAGAGTGCTGATGGTAATGATTCAAAGAATAGAGAAGATGGAGGAGGTAATGTTTAAAGAAGAGAAAGAATGATACTTCTAGTAGATGCAGACAGCTTAATCTGGAGTAGTTGTTATAAGAAGAAAGATAATCCAGAAGATAGTCCTTACTTTGAAGATATAGAAGATGCAACTGCAAAGTTTGATGAGGTCTTTATGTCTATAGTAAATAAGCTAGAAGACTCTTACGACATAGAAAAGGTGTTAGTGTTCTCAGGTTCATTAGGAAACTTTAGAAAGCTAATAACTCCTAAGTACAAAGCAAACAGAACAAACACTCCTAAGCCCATCCTTTTACAAGAGATGCACGATTGGGTCAAAGAGAACTACAACTCTCTCTACGGTCACGGCATAGAGACGGACGACCTAGTAGCTAAGTATTGGTATAACCTATCTCAAGAAGTAGGAAGAGACAACGTAATGATTGTATCAATAGATAAAGACTACAAACAATTTCCCTGCTTGATGTACAACTACCACTACAAGCACCAGATAGTATATGACATAACAGAAGAGGAAGCAATGTTTAACTTCTATGAGCAAATGATTATAGGAGACACAGCAGACAATGTAAACTACTTTAAAGGTAAAGGAAAGAAGTTCGCAGAGAAATACCTAGCTGATTGTAATACACAATACCAATACACAAAGAAAATGTATCAACTCTTTAAAGATACATACAAAGGAAAAGCAAAGCAAAGATATGTTGAATGCTATAATTTACTTAAACTTCGTACAGAGTTTTGATATGTCAAAAATGTTTTGTAGTTTTACACAAACAAACAAACATATTATGAATTACACAGACTTTATTTATTCGCAGTACACAACTCAAGAACTTACAGAGATAATAGCAGGAAACAAATACAACGACAGCTATTTGGATTCACACGCTAAACGATGCAGATTAGAAATAATTAAGAGACATCAAGCAGAACAAGAAACTTTAACACTAAACTAAACAAATGAGAGCAGAATACACACAAGTAGTACTAAACAAAGCAGAGCTACTAAAATACGTAATAAGAGAACAACTAAAGAAAGACGTAAACAGAGTAAATAGAGACAGACTATTAATAGAAGCTAGGTTTATTTATTTCTACATCCTAAGAGAGGATGAGCAGATGGTATACCAAAAGATAGGCGATACCGTTAATATGAATCACGCATCAGTATTACACGGATGTCAGAAGGTTAAGTTCTGGTTAGAGACAGACCACGAGTTTAGAGACAAGTATCTAATGATATTATCAATCTACAACAGAGAAGTTTACGGAATAGAGAAAGAAGCAGAGACAAACGAACTTAGAGACAAACTAAACAAAGAGAGAGAAGAGAAGACAAAACCTACAAAGCAAGAAAGAAAAGTAGGAACTGTATACGATAGACTACACTTACTAATAGACAAGACACCAGAGGAGAAGGCAAACGACCTTTTGACAAGGGTAGAAGCTATTTACAATATGATGCAAATGGATTTAAAAAGAAAACGGATATGATGGGAAGTTATTTACTATTGTTCTTCTTAGGATGGGCAATTACCATAGCAAGTATATGGGTATATTTTGAAGATTATTACAATAGAAAAAATGATAATGATGCAGGTGGTATTTAACAACCGCCTGTTTTTATTATTGTTATAGTATATCATTAATGAAATTATTTGATTATGGATAAGAGGAAATTCAACGGAGGTAATAAGAACGCAGGACGTAAGTCTAAGAGCGAAGAGATAGCTTTAATAGAGAAACTAACACCATTAGAGCCATTAGCACACGCAGCTTTAATGAAAGGCTTAGAGGAGGCTGACTTTAAATATGTACAGTTATTCTACAACTACTATGCTGGTAAACCTAAAGAGACTAAAGATATTACCATCAACGAAGACTTACCTTTATTCCTATAGATGCAGGTAGCTAGAACGCAAGCACTAGATAAGTTACAACAATTAGATAGCAGGGTTAAGATAGTAAGAGGTGGAACGTCCGCTGGTAAGACTATTTGTATTCTGCTAATTCTTATTGATTACGCTATAAGAAACAAAGGTAAAGAGATTAGTGTAGTAAGTGAATCAGTACCACATCTACGTAGAGGTGCTTTTAAAGACTTCCAAGGCCTTCTTAAAGGTATGAATAGGTATAAGGATGTTCAGCTTAATAAGAGTACCTTAAAATACACCTTTACTAACGGAAGCTATATAGAGTTCTTTAGTACAGACCAACCAGATAAACTTAGAGGAGCAAGACGTACAGACTTATATATTAACGAGTGTAACAATATCCCATTTGATGCATACCAACAATTGGTAGTAAGAACGTCAGGAAACATCTGGCTAGATTACAATCCATCTGCATTGTTCTGGGTAGACAAAGAACTAATAGGAAAAGATGATACAGACTTCATAACCTTAACTTATAAGGATAATGACTCACTACCTGAAAGCATTGTAAAGGAAATAGAGAAAGCAAAGGATAAGGCTAAGACATCTACCTACTGGGCTAACTGGTGGAGAGTATACGGACTAGGTGAGGTAGGAAGCTTAGAGGGTGCTTGCATACCTGACTGGAAAGAGATAGATACAGTTCCACAAGAGGCAAGGTTACTAGGATATGGAATGGACTTTGGCTACAGCGTAGACCCTACAACATTAATAGCATTATACAAATGGAATGATTCTTATGTATATGATGAGGTACTTTATAAGAAGGGAATGCTCAATAGAGACATCAGTAGATTCTTAGAGTCACACGATATAAGAGAAAACATAACAGCTGATAGTGCAGAGCCTAAATCAATAGCAGAGTTACAAGGGTATGGTCACAACATACACGGAGTAAGTAAGGGAAGAGACTCAGTTGTATATGGTATCAACTTAATGAATCAAAATGAGATATACGTTACAAGCCGTTCTAAGAACCTTAAAAGGGAATTAGGTGGTTATGTTTGGTCAACAGATAAAGAAGGCAACAAGACACAGAAGCCAAGCGGTCTACACCCCGATTGTATAGATGCTGCTAGGTACATACTAACCGATACATTGGAGAACCCAAACAAAGGAAAGTATTTTATCTACTAATTTTGCTAATCCAAAAAAAGGTTATACATTTGAAAAAACAAACAATATGTACGACCCATCAAACGAACCAAAAGAAAACCAATGTCTAGAATGTCTTAATCCTTGTGATGGAGACTTCTGTAGTAAACAATGCGATAGAGCTTATATGAGTTAAATTATTAATATTTACAAAAACGAAAGATATGAAAGATATGAAAGATTTAAAAGAAAGTTATGAGTACAAGTTAGTAAGACAATTAACAGCGGAAGAGAATAGAAGCCTCGTAAGGAGTACAATTAAAAGAGGACTAATACTAACAGGCATTTGTATTATAAGCCTTCACGTCTTCTTAAATGCATTCCTATGGCTACTCAAGTACTAAAGGACTGGGAGGTAAAGAAAGAATGTTGGGCTAACGATGTATATGTAATACAGACGCCAATATCTAATAAGTGGAAAAGAGGTGGACAACCTGTTACTTTAACAATAGACTTCCAGAGGACATACAAAAAAGGAAAAGACATCTATAGTCAGAACAGTAAAGAGCTAGAAGATAAGATAGATGAGATATACCGATACTTATACGAGAACAACTTAAAATAAAAGGGGGCTGCAGAGATGTAGCCTTCTTTCTGTTTATACAAAACACTATAAATTTTATTGTTATATTATATGAAAGTAGAAATACAAATACCAAGTAGCTTATCTGAAATAACACTAGAGCAATACCAGAAATTTGCTAAGTTAAACACAGAAGAAAATCAAGACAGCAGCTTCTTAATGCACAAGACTGTAGAGATATTCTGCGACCTTAACCTAAAGGATATAGCTAAGATTAAATACATCTACGTACAAGAGATACTAAACGATATAAACAAACTGTTTGAATCTAAACAAGACTTGACACCTACGTTTACAATGAAGGGTGTTGACTATGGTTTCGTACCTGTGTTAGATGATATGACATTAGGAGAGTACATAGACCTTGATGAGAACTTTACTGATTGGGATATGATGCATAAGGCTATGGCGGTTCTTTACAGACCTATCACATTACAAAAGGGAGACAGATACCAAATAGAAGAATACGATGGACTAGAGAAGTCTGAGTTAATGAAGCAAATGCCTTTGGATATTGTAATGGGTTGTATGTTTTTTTTTTACAATTTAAACAACGAACTACTGAAAACTACCCTGAACTATTTGAATCAGGAAATACCGAAGGAACTGACTACGGAGCAGCTACAAACTTTGGCAAAAAGTGGGGGTGGTATCAATCACTCTATGGACTCTCTAAGGGAGATGTTAGACGATTTGAACATATCACTAAATTAAACTTTCACGAGTGCTTTATGTTTTTAGCATTTGAAAAAGAAAAGAACCAACTAGAAGCAAAACTAATTAAGAACAGATGACAGGATTTTACAACGTAACAAAGATAATAAAGGATGCACTTAATGCAGAGCCTTTTGTAAACACGGTTTCTTATGGTAGCTTGGATGATGTTGATTTAAACAAACAAACTATCTTTCCATTATCTCACATAATAGTAAACAACTGTAATGTAGTATCCAATACAATGACGTTTAACATTAGCATACTAGCAATGGATATTGTAGATGAATCAAAGGACGAGGTTACAGATATCTTTGTAGGTAATGATAATGAGCAGGATGTTTTAAATACTCAGTTAGAAGTCCTTAATAGAGTTGTAGCGTTATTACAGAGAGGGGATTTATATACAGACCTATTCCAAATAGAAGGAACTGTAGGATGTGAGCCATTTGTAGACAGATTTGAGAACAAGTTAGCTGGATGGGCTGCAACGTTTGACGTATTAGTTAAAAACGATATGACAATATGTTAACCAATACTAAAGAATCTTTAGAGAAGTTCAGGAAGTTTGTTGCACAACAATCTAGAAGCAGACTATCTAAGGCTAGAAAGAACGATTCTAAGGGACTCTATAAGAAATTGGATGGTGTATTAAAGGTTAGTCCTAATTCGTTTAAACTAAGCTGGGATTTAGGATATGGTAATTTCCAAGATAAAGGTGTAAGCGGAACTGAAAAGAAGTACAATACTCCTTATAGCTACAAGAGCAAGATGCCTCCAATAAAACCATTAGCTGACTGGGCTAAAAGAAAAGGAATAAAACTAAGAGACGAAAAGGGTAAGTTTAAAAAGGGTGGTTATAAAACACTAGGTTTTCTTATAGCAAGAAGCATACAGCGTAAAGGTATTAAGCCTAGCTTATTCTTTACTAAGCCATTTGAACAAGGATTTAAGAAGCTACCAGATGAACTACTAGAAGCATACGGATTAGACGTAGAAGAGTTCTTACAATTTACATTAAACAAAAAATAATGAGTACAAAGATAAACGCGAGAAGTCCATTCTTTATAGAAGCAACAGAACCTACAGTAACCTTAGGCATCTTTGATTGTACAACGGCAAACCTATTAAACTTTGCTGTAAGTTCAGCAGGAGACGTTACAGAGCCAAGTATTTTAAATGGTACTATAATAGATAGAACAGCAACTAGCTTTGCATCTAACACTTCTGGTAGTGCTATATCAAGAAGCGTAACATACACAATACAGATACCAACAGGATATTCTAACACAAGTGATGGTACTTTACTCTGTGTTAAAACTATAGACCAACCAAGTCAGACATCACAATGTAACCCAGCTACCAACAACAATATGGTTGTGTTTTCTGGTACTATTCCAGCTATTCCAAACCTAACATCTACAACGGTTAACTTAGCAACATACTTTACAGCGGGCTCAACGGCAAGCATTAGTAGTTATAGCATACAGAATTATGGAGCAGCTGCTATATCAACTTCGGTTAGTGGTAATACATTAACTATATCTACAGGAAGTAACTGTGCAGCTACTACTCTTAGAGTTACTGCATTCAATAGTGCGGATACCTGTACTACCATATCTAATACCTTTTCAGTTTCTGCAGCTTGTACAGAAGCTTTAGACTGTAGCGATGTTAATTTAATCGGTGGTGCTATATCTGCAACAGGGGTTATATCAAATCCAAGTTATTCAATAGCACACTTAGACCACATAGAAGACTCAGGTGGTAATACAATTACATCAGTACCTTCAAACGGTGGAGCATCAGCTATAGACGTATCCTTAACTTTTGTATTTACAGTTCCAGCTGGTTATACAAATGCAGGTGCAGAACTAGAATGTACGCCAGCAGCTTTTTCACAACCTACAACGGCAGCACCTTTAGTTAATTTAGAATGTAGTGACGTTACCTTTAGTGGGTTTACAATTACAGACCAAGGAAATATAATAGCGGGTAATATTAGTTATTTAGGTACAACAACTTCAACACCTACAAACGTAACTACAGAAACTGGTGGTTTTAAATATGATGTAGTTGCTAGTTTAACATCAAGAACGGTAAGCGTAACCTTTAGGGTTTTAAATACTAATTGGTTAAATAACAACACTTTCATTACTTGTACACTTCCTTTAACACAACCGCCTAGTGCTAACGCTTGTGATTTTGCTACAGGAAACTATGCAATATCTAGTCAAGGATTTACAGCAGCTAATTCATTTTGTGATAACAATGCGGTTTACTCAATATTAGTACAGGTTAATGGTACACCATCTACAGGTAATACGGTTTGCTATTTAGGTGATACGTTTAACGGTGGAGGTAAATGGTATGCATACAATACTTCACAAGTACAAAATGGTGCTGGTAACATAGGAGCTTCATTTAATATAATGCAAATAGATTCAAACGGTACTATACTAGCAACAAACACCACTAATTGTCAAGGTGATGACGGCGGAGATACTCAACTTTAAATAATACATAATGGCTTTAAAAAGTGTAACAATAAAACTATACATCTATTCTGGAACTGAAGGAGTTTATACCGATTCAGATTTAAAATACACTATATCAAAAGACAGGATAAGTACAAACTCTAATATCACAATAGAGATAGCTAACCTAGTAAGGGATTACTTAGACACGACATTTAACGATGACTACTTAGGTTTTACTAAATGGGTTACAGTATCACAGACCTTATACGATTCAGAAACAGGATTAGAATACGGTCAAGGTGCAAGCCCTGTAGTGAATAGTTATTTAGCTTTTGATGGTTATGGTTACTTTGAAGATGAAATCAATCCACAGCTAAGTACAAACGCTTTATACAGCTCTAACAATATGTATCTTCCAGAAGGTGTTGCTGGTAAGTTTCCAATCTTTTCAGAAGGTGTAGGTAAGGTTATTATTGATTCGGTTACAACAGAGATAACAGACTCAGGTAATTCAAACCAAAAGATTCAGTACTTAACTATTCCTGCTAACAGTAATTCAATTGAGATTTATGACACGGATGATGCTACACTTTTAAAAACGGTTACAGTTACAAATGTATGCGAGCCTAAATATACACCTTACAAGATTACATTCATAAACAAACTAGGAGCGTTACAAGATTTGTATTTCTTTAAAAAGACTACAGAAACATTTAACGTAACAGATGAGAAGTACAAACGTAATAACATAGTTGCATCTACTATATCTTATAACACTTACTCAGGTCAGCAACAAAGACAGAACGTAAACGGTACTACAAGCCTATCACTTAATACAGGATATGTAAAGGAAGATTTCAATAGTGCAATAGAAGAACTATTCTTATCTGAGAATGCTTGGATTAGATTTGAAGGTAAGACACTTCCTATTATAGCTAAGACTAAATCTTATACAGAAAAAACTGTATTGAATGACAGATTAATAAACCATACAGTAGACTTTGACTTTGCCTTTAACAAGATAAACAATGTGCGTTAATGATACAACTACAACTATATATAGAAGGGCAACAGGTAGAGCTACACGACAATGAAAGTGTTACACTTACTCAAAGCCTTCAAGATGTATTAGACCTACAGAAGATATTCACAGACTTCAGTAGAACGTTTAACGTACCTGCATCTAAAGTAAACAACAAGATATTTAAGCATTTCTACAATCCATCTATTAGAGGGTTTGATGCAAGGTCTAAAAAGGAAAGTGAGTTATATTTAAACTACAAACCTTTTAAAAGTGGTAGGATAAAACTGGAAAGCGTTCAGATGAAGGGCAACAGTCCAATCAACTACCGCATTACTTTCTTTGGTAAAACGATAGAGTTAAAAGACATACTAGGAAAAGATAAACTATCTAGCTTAACTAATATAACAGATGGAATAAGATACGATGCACCTACTATTAAAGCAAGAATGCAGAGTGCATATCAAATAAGCGTAGGGGATGCAACGGTAGAGGAAGCAGTTATATATCCTATTGTTACACACACTAACAGATTGGTTTATGATTCAACTGATGACACTGCAGGGACTTATAACATATCTGCAAACGGTACTAACAATCACGGTCTACCAGTTAACGAATTAAAACCTGCTGTAAGAATACACCTACTAATTAAAGCAATAGAAGATAAGTATGGATTTAAGTTTAGTACTGATTTTTTCAATGCTAACAATCCAGCTTATTACAATTTGTATTTATGGCTAAGTAAACAAAAGGGAAAGCTAGAGCAAGAAGATGGAGATAAGCCAGCTTTAAGAGTTAGAAGAGTTTTATCTAGTGGAGGTGATTCTAATCTATTTGGCTTTCAAGATGACACCTACGTTAATAGAACAAGAGATAGGGATAGGATTATTGTTATTAGCATACAAGCACCAGCTGGTACAAAATATTCTTTAAGAATTGTTTCAGATGCTAACCGTGTTCTTCCTTCTCCCTTCTATGAATCAGAACATACTGCAACAGGTGGAACTGACTCTGTAATCTCTGCGAGTGATAGATTATTTTTAAAAGAAGCTTCAGGCAATACAAACGTTTGGAATGGTAACCACCACGAGATAAGAATAAGCAGCAATACAGCTGCTACTTTTATAATGACTCAATCTGTTATAGAGTTTTCATCTGAAACGGCAGAAGGTCTTGGTGTTGCACAAGCTACAAGAGTTGTAGAATGCATACAAGAAGTATCTTACCTAACTACTATAGTTGATGAGATGCCAGACATTAGCGTTATGGACTTCCTTACAGGGCTTTTTAAGGCTTTTAATCTTACAGCTTACTATGAAGATGATACTATTAAGATAATACCCTTAGACAGCTTCTATGCAAGTTCTACAGAAACGTTTGATATAACAGAATACATAGATACAACCACGTCTGAAGTTAGTTCGGTGCTGCCTTATAATCGTATCTCTTTTGAATATGAAGGAAATGAGACTTTCTTTTCAGCTTTTCACACACAAATGTTTGGTTCTAAGTGGGGGTCTGTATCTGAAACGGTTGAAGATGTACCAGAAGGAGACGACTATATAATTAAGTTACCGTTTGAGCATCAGAAATTTGAGAAGTTATTAGATTCAGGAGGTTCAGAAACACCTTCCGTTCAATGGGGATGGTCAGTAGATGACGGTCAAGAATCATATTTAGGCAAACCATTCTTATTTTACGGACATAAGATAACAAATGGTACTCCTATAAACGTTTTAGATACGCCTGCAGGAGCTAAAGATGCACTGACAACGTATTTCATACCTAGTAATTTAGCAGACCCTACAACGGCTATAAGCCAGTCTATCCATTTTGGACAAGAGAAGAATGAGTACACGGGAACGAACGCTAACAATTCTCTATTCAATACATACTATAGAAATTACATTACTGAATCTGTAAACTCTTCTAGAAGACTATTTAAGTTTACTGCCTTTCTTCCTTTAAAGGTTATCCTAAACATCAAACTACAAGATAAGGTTGTAATCTTTAACGACTTGTACAAGATAAATAAGATTGTAACAAACTTTGAGAACGGTAAGACTCAACTAGAATTACTAAACGAAGTAATAAACTTTGATATAGAACTAGATGACGTAATAGGTAACCTAGCAACAACAGCCGACAATACATTAATCCTAGCTGATACAACACTAACAACCGCCGATGCAGGCAGAACGATATGATAGAGAACATTTTACAAATGCTAGAGATAGCAAAGAGAGAAGAGCAAATAGGGAAGTTAACTCACATTGCATTAGGAAAAAACAAATATCCTGAATCAATAAGAGAAGCATACAAACAATTTAAAACAGAACTATGTCAGTAACAAAGACTATTGAGATTGAAGCAAGGGTTGATAAGGCTGAGAAAGACTTAGAGGGTGTTGCAAAATCTGTACAGAATATAGATAAGAACTTAGAAGGTGTAAAAGATTCTTCTAACGTAGCAGCTAAAGGTATTAAGGGAATTGGTACGGCTTTAAAAGCTGCTGGTATTGGACTAGCTATTGCTGCATTCGGTAAACTTGTAGAAGTTTTTAATGAGAATCAAAAAGTAGCCGATGCATTTAACACAACATTTGAGGCACTTAGTTTAGGCTTTAATGACTTCTTTAATTTCTTAGATAGAAACGCTGGAACTGTAATAGATTATTTTAAAGGAATCTTTAGCGACCCTAAACAAGCGGTTATAGATTTAGGTCAAGCTATAAAAGATAACATTATAGAACGCTTTAATAGTACCTTAGATATGCTAGGATATTTAGCTACAGCATTTAAGCAGGTATTTGAAGGGGATTTTGATGGTGCTATGCAGTCGGCTAAAATGGCTGGTAAGGAGTATGTAGACGTATTGACTGGAGTTGATGGTAGTGTTGACAAAGTAGCTAGTACTATTTCTAAGGCAGCTACTGGAATAGCAGACTATGCTAAAAGCACACTAGATGCAGCTAAGTCAAATGTAGACCTAACTAAATCGGCAGAGGTTGCAGCGGTTAAGCAACAGGGTCTAGTTGAAAAGTACGACAGACAAGCAGAACTTCAAAGACAAATTAGAGATGATGAATCTAAAAGTATAGAAGAAAGAGTTGCAGCGAATACAAAGCTAGGAGAAATTCTTGACGAGCAGGAAGCTGCAATGTTAAAACAAGTTGACGTTCAGTTACAAGCAGCACAAGCTCAATATGATAAAAACGGAAACCAAGAAAACTATATAGCTTTATTAGAAGCACAAAACGAAAAAGAAGCTGTACAGGCACAGATTGCAGGCTTTAGGTCAGAGCAATTAACTAACATCAATTCATTAGAAAGAGAGCGTGTAGACTTAATAAAAGAAGAGCGTGAAAATGATTTAGAATACTTTGCAGAAGAAGCAGACCGAAAAGCAAAAGAAGACGAAGATAAAAAGAAAGCACACGAAGAGGAGTTAAAGCAAAAAGAAGAAATAAGACAAGCAACCTTAAACAACCTAGATACTATAATTGCTTCGGCAGGTCAAGAAACTAAAATAGGTAGGGCGTTATTCATTGCTAAACAAGCTATGTTAGTTAAAGAACAAATTGCAAAAGCAAAAGCTACATTGACTGAGCTAGGAATGATTGCAGCAAAAAGCGGAGCGGATATAGCTTCTGGTGCTGGTGCAACTGCTAAAGTTGGTTTTCCTCAAAACGTTCCTTTATTAATTGCGTTTGCAGCTCAAGCTGCTGGTATATTTTCAAGTATAAAGTCTGCGGTTAATGCTGCTAAAGGAAGTGCATCTAAGATGGGAGCTTCTGGTGGTGGTTCTGTATCTATGCCTAGAATGTCTGCTGCCTCATCTGCTCCACCATCATTCAACGTTGTAGGAGCAAGCGAAACAAACCAACTAGCACAATCTATAGGACAAGATGAGAAACAGCCTATAAAAGCCTTTGTAGTGTCTAACGATGTAAGTGATGCACAATCACTAGACAGAAACATTATAGAATCAGCTTCAATAGGATAACAAAAACACTAAAAAGATATTGTATTAATATGGACATAATAGAATTATTTATAGACGAAGAAGATGAGGTTTCTGGAATAGAAGCTGTATCAATCGTAGAATCCCCTGCAATTGAAAGCGACTTTATAGCATTGAAGAACCAAGAGTTCAAGTTTGCAGAAGTGAACAAAGAGAAGCGTATTCTTATGGGTGCAGCTTTGATTCCTAATAAGCCTATATACCGAAAGAACGATGAGAATGAGTATTATATTTATTTCTCTAAAGATACTGTTCGTAAGGCTTCTGAACTATTCTTTATACGTGGCAATCAGAATAACTCAACACTTGAACACAATGTACCTTTAACAGGATTGACTGCGGTTGAAAGTTGGATTGTAGAAGATGAGAAAGACAAAACAAGATTCTACGGTTTAGATGTACCGATAGGAACTTGGATGCTTTCAATGAAAGTTCAGAACGATGAAGTCTGGAATGACTACGTTAAAAGCGGAAAAGTAAAAGGATTTAGTATTGAAGGATACTTTGCAGATAAATTAGAGAGACCTAACGAACCAAAAAAAGATATGAGTAAAGAAGAAATAGCTGAAGCTAAAATAGAAGAACTAAGACAATTGTTTTCTAATCAAAAAGTTGATTTAGGTCTTATAGATGAAGTTAAAAAAGTATCATCAACTATTGAAAGTGATTGGAAAAAAGCATTACGAATTGCTGAAGATGGTTCTAAAAATTTAGTTTTTAAATTAAATTCTAAAATAAAACCATTAAGAAGTCAAGTACTCTCATTAAAGGATGGTATAGAGAAAGCTGAAAAAATGCTTAAAGATTTAGGTATAGGTAAAAACTCAGATATTGCCCAAGCTAAAAGAGAATTAAACATTGCAAATGGGCAAATAGCCGAACTTGATAGAATAATTAAGAATTTATATAATTATATTAATTATTAATTAAAATTTAATGAGTAGAATACCTAGCCCTCAAAATGATAAGCGTGGATGCCTTTGCAAAAACGGAAAGTACTCCAGAAAATGTTGTGATGGAACTTTACAAGCACAAGGTATAGGAAACATTACAGAAATAAGAGATTCACTTCTTCAGGAGACTGCGTTTAAAGTATTGCAAGAAGATAATAGTAAAATAAATTTATAATGGCAGATAAAAAAATAACCGAGTTAATAACAGTTGCAAGTGCTGACATTACAGGTTCTGAGATTTTCCCAATAGTACACAGCGGAGAAACTAAACAAACAACCTTACTAGCCGTAAAAGATTATGTTGAAACCAATATAACAGGTAATCCTGTAACTGGAATTGCTTTAAGCGGAAACACCTTAACGGTTACCTTAGAAGATAATTCTACTTTTGATGCCGATGTAACGGCTTTAGCTATTGACACTAACACAGATACTAATACTACTGTTTCTAGTGGTTTAGTAGATGACAACCTTTTGATACTAACTATGTCAGATGGTTCTACGGTTGACATACCTGTATCGTCTTTACTTGTAGATACTAATACTCAACTATCAGATTCGGATATAACGGCACTAGGTTACATTAAAACAGACACAAATACACAACTAACTGATTCCGATATTGCATCTTTAGGGTATATAAAATCATATACTAATACACAATTATCTGACTCAGACATTGCAGCCTTTGGGTATGTAAAGAATGACCAGAACACTCAGTTGACTGACTCTGACATAGCTGCTTTTGGATATATAAAGACCGATACTAATACACAAATTAGTGATGCGGAAATTGCTGCATTAGGCTATATCAAGTTTGACACAAATACTCAGCTAACAGATGCCGAGATTACCAACCTTGGTTACATAAAAACCTATACTGATACACAGCTAACAGACGCACAGATTACTGCATTAGGTTATATCAAAACAGACACTAACACACAATTAAGTGACGCTGATATAGCTGCACTAGGTTACGTTAAAACTGATACACAATTAACAGACGCTGAAATAGGTGCTTTCGGCTATATTAAAACTGATAACGATAACAATACTCAGCTATCTGACGCTGATATTGCAGCCTTTGGTTATGTGAAAACTGACACACAATTAACCGATGCAGAGATAGCCGCTTTAGGATACGTTAAGACAGACAATAATACGCAATTAAGCGATGCAGATATTGCTGCATTTGGATATGTTAAGACAGATAATGATACACAGCTATCAGATGCGGACATTGCTGCTCTAGGATATGCCAAGACTAGCAGTTTAAGAACTATTACAGCTGCTGAGATAGAGACTTTAAGTCACTTTGAGTATGATGCATCACAAGACCAATTAGTAGCAGATAGAGCTATTGAAACTACTCTTAACTCATTATTCTTAGGTGAGCAGCACAAGATGTCTTCTGGTTCTGAGAATATCTTCTTTACTAACCTAACTTCAGATATTAACTTCTTTCCTATGTGGGGAGGTCTTAAAGACCAAAGCATTGTAGCTAATCAAGGTTCTGACGGATACATTCCACCTAGTGGTCGTGTATATACCGATATGTTTAGTTTACCGTTAGGAGGAAGCCCAGTAACATCTACTGCTATAGGTTATTCAGGAGATAACTTCTTTGGCATCAATATCGCAGGATTAGGAATAACTACTGTTGCAGCTGAAGCTGTAGACCAGAGTTTAGTCCGCTTAGATTACAAAATATCAATTAATAGTAGACAAGTTTACAAACAAACATTACCTGAGAATGCAGTAAGAGCTGCAAATACAATAGCCGCAGGGGATACTATAGAATGGTTCTTTGACCATCCAGTAGACGTAAGAGCTGGTACTACTATATTTGCTGAGATACGTAAAGTAAGAAAATCAGATGATGTAGACTTAGGTGTATTCCAAGTTAGAGAAGGGGACACAGTAGACCCAACTTCAGGTCTAGTAAGATACCAATCTACAGTACACAATAGGTTATTTGAAGATAAAGACTTAGAATTTGCTTCTCCTAACCTAAGTAAAACAGCAATGGACTTTGGACTTGATTCTACAGGCTCTACGATACTTCTAAGAGACTTATCTCTAGGTTCTGACAATGTAATAGAATCAC